CCTGTTCCGCGCGCTCGATCAGCCCAAGCACGTCAGCAACCTGCTGTCGCTGGAGCTGACGGGCGCGTGGGTCAACGAGGCGCGTGAGGTGCCCTGGACGATCATCCAGGCGCTCACGGGGCGCGTCGGGCGCTACCCGAGCGTCGTGCAGGGCGGCTGCGTGAACCCCTGCATCATCATGGACACGAACCCGCCCGATGACGAGTCGTGGTGGTACAGGGTCTTTGAGGAGCAGCGGCCCGAGGGGTGGCAGCTTTTTCGTCAGCCCGGTGGTCGGACTAAGTCCGCGGAGAACATTCCGCACCTGCCCGAGCACTACTACGAGCGCATGGCCGCGGGCGCGGACCCCGACTTCGTCAAGGTCTACGTGGACGCCGAGTACGGCTACGTGAAGGAGGGCAAGCCCGTCTTCCCGACGTACCTCGACAGCATCCACTGCACCGACAGCATCGAGGTCAACCAGAGCAAGCACGACGCGATCTTCTTCGGCTGGGACTTCGGCCTGATGCCGGCGTGGGTCGCGTGCCAGATCACGCCGCGCGGCCGGCTGCACGTCTTCGACGAGCTGACAGCGGACTCGCTCGGCATCGACGCGTTCGGCGACGCGGTCGCGGAGCACCTCGCGTTGAAGTGGCCCGAAATCGACCTGCGCAAGGTCATCGGCGTCGGCGACCCGAGCGGCAACAGCACGTCCTCGCTCGCCAAGGAGAACGAGACGAGCTTCACGATCCTGCGCAGCAAGGGCTTCGTGATGTTCGACGGCGTGCAGGTCATCGAGACGCGCCTGGGCAGCGTCAGGCACGCCCTCAATACGCTTGTGGACGGCGTGCCGAAGCTCGCCGTGCACCCGCGCGCCAAGATGATCAGGAAGGGCTTCCAGGGGCGCTACCAGTACCGCAAGCTCCAGATCGCGGGCACCGACGAGCGCTTCCACGACGCGCCCGACAAGAACGACTACAGCCACCCGCACGACGCGCTCCAGTACGTCTGCGCGCGGCTGTTCGGCAACATCATCAAGGGCAAGGACGCCGCCAACCGGCGCGCGCCGATCAAGTACCCGTCACTCGGAATCGTCTGACATGTCCATCGCACTCCAGCAGGAAGTCGTCACGCTGCGCGAGCAGCTCACCGAGACGCGCGCGCAGCTCTCCAAGTTGCAGGCGCAGTACGTTGTGGGCGAGAGCAAGCGCTCCGATCTCGCGACCCGCGTCGCGCAACTGGAGGACGCGCTCGCCGGCCTCATCAACGGCAAGCAGGCCCCGAAGGAGTCGCAGCATGGCAACGCGCGCACGAAAGCCCGCGCCTAAGTCGAGCGCCGCCCGCGACCGCGGGCGCGCGCAGCCGATGACCGATCGCCAGATCATCGCGCTCATCGAGGAGCGCGAGAGTCGGGCGAACCAGTCGGGCACATTCCACGAGGACACCGCGGAGTCGATCCGCTACTACCTCGGCCTGCCGTTCGGCAACGAGGTGGAGGGCCGCTCGCAGGTCGTGATGCGCGAGGTCTACTCGACCATCGAGTGGATCAAGCCGATGCTGCTGAAGATGTTCTTCGGCGGCGATCAGGTCGTGAAGTTCGCGCCGAAAGGCCCCGAGGACGTCAAGCAGGCCGAGCAGGAGACGGACGTCGTGCACCACGTCGTGGTGAACACGAACGACGGCTTCGCGACGCTGTACACGTGGTTCACCGAGGCGATGCTGACGAGGAATTCGTACGCTGTCGCCTACTGGGACGAGCGCACCGACGTCACCGAGTCGACCTACGAGGATCTGAGCATCGAGGAGGTCACGCTCCTGATGCAGGACGGCGAGTCCGAGATCGTGGGCTCCGAGGAGTCGGTGGACGAGCAGACCGGCGAGCCGCGCTTCACGGTGACGATCCGCACCGCGGAGAAGGCCGGCCGCGTGATGATCGACACGATCCCGACCGAGCGCGTCTTCGTCGAGGCGGGCTACAAGCACGTCTCACTGTCCCGCTCCACCTTCTGCGGCTACTGGGAGGAGAAGACGCTCTCCCAACTGCGCGAGGAAGGCTTCGACGTGCCCGACTCGCTGGCCGACGACGAGGAGCAGGACTCGATCGGCGACAGTGGCCGCGACATCGTCGAGAACGCGCGCAACATGCGCGACCTGTCGTGGCGCCGCGACTACCAAGGCGACGAGGAGATGGACGCGGCGAGCCGCAAGGTGAAGGTGCGGACCATCTTCATGCGCGCGGACACCGACGGCGACGGCATCGCGGAGATGCGCCGGCTCGTGGTGGTCGGCGACACCATCTTGCAGAACGAGATGTACGACCGCGTGCTGATCGCTGCGCTCACCCCGACGATCATGCCGCACCGGCACTACGGCATGTCGATCGCGGACGCGGTGAAGGATCTCCAAGAGATCAAGTCGACGCTGATGCGGGGCATGCTCGACGGCATGTACCTATCGCTCAACGGCCGGCACGCGGTGAACGAAGACATCGTCAATCTCGACGATATGCTCGTCAACCGACCCGGTGGCGTCGTGCGTGTGGCGGGTGACCCCAACAGCGCCATCAGCTCGCTCGTCGTGCCCAACCAAGGCGGCGCGATCATCCAGACGATCGAGTACATGGACAGCGTGCTGGAGAACCGCACAGGGGCCTCTCCGCGCGTCCTGCAAGGCCAGTCCTTTGACGGCAACGCGATCAACAAGACCGCGACCGGCATCAACGCAATCATGTCGGCCGCGCTCGCGCGCATCGAGCTGATCGCGCGCGTGTTCGCCGAGACGGGCGTGAAGGAGCTGTTCCAGATCGTCCACACGCTGCTGTTGAAGCACAACCGCAAGCCGACCGTGATGCAGCTCCGAAACGAGTTCGTGCCGGTCGACCCGCGGTCGTGGAAGAAGCGCACCGACATGACCGTGGAGGTCGGTCTCGGCACGGGCGACAAGCAGGCCAAGATCGCGCTCTTGCAGATGCTCGCGACCGCGCAGCAGGGCCTGATGGCGATCGGTCTGGCGAACCCGCAGACGATATACAACACGATGTCGAAGATCGTCGCTGAGGCGGGCTACAAGAACCCAGAAGACTTCTTCGTCAACCCCAACAAGCCGGGTTACGAGCCTCCGCAGGCGCCGCAAGACCCGAAGGCGATGGCCGAGCAGGCGAAGACCAGCCTGGAGCAGGAGCGCATGCGCCAGATGATGGTGCTGGAGGCGCAGAAGCTCCAGCACGACGCGCAGAAGACCCAGACCGGCGCCGATCTGGAGCGCGCCAAGGCGTTCCTCGACGCGCAGGTCAAGCTCGCACAGTCGATTCTCGACAAGGAGGCGCAGGCCGAGCAAGTGCAGATGGGTGCCGCGCGCGAGGACGTCGTGCGCCGCGAGACGATGGACCGCGAAGACGCACGCGCGGCCGAGGACCGTCGCACGCGGCTCGCCGAGAAGGGTGTGGACGAGCGCGGACGGCCCGTCAAGCCTCGCCGCAAGGTCGTGCGGCACCACCGCGGCCCCGACGGCCGCATCGCAGCATCCGAAGTCATCGAGGTTGATGACGAAGAAACCAACGCTCAGGAGAGCTGAACATGGCAAACGTGATCTACCCCAAGTGGAAGGAAGCCGTCATGCAGGGCGGCGCCAACTCGTCACTCGCGGGCACTGTGAAGGCGGTGCTGATCGACCTCGCGGACTACACCTACAACGCCGCGCACGACTTCATGGACGACGTCGGCACGACGTGTCAGGTCGGCACGCCCGTGACGCTCGGGTCGAAGACCTTCGTCAACGGCCTGTTCGACGCGGCCGACAGCACGCTCACCGCGGTGACGGGCGACGTGTCCGAGGCCATCCTCATCTTCATCGACACGGGCACGCCAAGCACCTCGCGGCCCGTGGCGCTGCTCGACACCGGCGTGACCGGCCTGCCGGTGACCCCCAACGGCGGCGACATCGCCATCGCGTGGAACGCCTCGGGCATCTTCCAGCTCTGATCGGAGCACCACGATGAGCCAAGTTACTGTCGACAACGGGACCGGCACCGACTACGACGTCGACACCCTCGACCGTGGTAGTGGCCTGATGGCGCAGGTGGTCGCGCTAGCAGGCATAGAGGCGAGCTTCGGTCCCGGCTACGGGGCCGACGACATCGCCAGCGTGCTCGATGTGCGTGTCGACCCCGATGGCCATCTGAAGACCCGCGGTGCGGTCTACACCGACGAGGGGACGCTGCGCGTCAACTTCGCGAACAGCTCGCTCGCAGTCTCGATCGGCACCTGCACGTTCACGAACGCCTCGCTTATCGTCACCGGCACCGGGTTCGCTGCGGTCGACGCGCCGATCAGACCCGGCGACTACGTGAAGCGCGACGCCGACGCCGAGTCCGCGTGGGCGCAGATCCAGTCGATCGACTCGGACACCTCGCTGACGCTGGTGGCGGCCTACACCGGCACGGGCGGCACGGGCGCATCGTCGCGCGTGATCGTGAAGCCGTCCACCGGCACCGGCGGCACCATCGCGGTGGCCTCGGGCGTGGCGACCATCACTGCCGGCACGACTGCTGCGGTGACGCACACGCTTGGTCGGAAGGTCGACTACGCTCCGCTGGTTTTCCAGACGGGTCTGACGCTTTCGCAGCGCATCGCCAACCAGACGATCTACGCAGGCTGTTGGCACGAGAACGCGACGCCGCGCTGGTTCGCGCGCTTCCAGTTCACCGGCACGACGAACACCACGGTCATCTGCGAGAGCGGGCGCAACCCGAGCGGCGCGCCGAGCGCCAACGAAATCGAGACGACGACGGTCACGATCCCGGCTGCTGCGACCACCGCGACCGAGCGGCGCTTCCGCACGGAGCTGCTGGTCGACAAGGTGCGGTTCTACATCGACGGTCTGCTCGTCGCCGAGCACCACAGGTCGATGCCGTCGCCGTACGACGAGATGTTCTGCGGCGTGCAGTGCGTGAACGGCACGACGCCCGCGAGCGGCACGACGATCACGGTCAACTACATGACCGCGATCAACGTCAACAAGCTGACGATGGCGGTGCTCTCGGAGGTCGAGAACATCGTCGCGTCGCAGCCGCCGGCCACCGACACCGCGTACAGCGTCGCGGGCGTCATCGCGATCAACACGGTGCTCGTGCAGCTCGACTGCGCGCAACTGCGCGGCGTGTCGATCCAATGCACGGCGATGGGCACGACGGGTGTCGTCACGCCCGAGTGGTCGAACGACGCGACGAACTGGCAAGCGGCGACGATTCTTACGCAAGCGGGCGCCACGGCGGCGACGTTCAACGCGGCGGGCTTGTGGACGACGCGGGTCCTCGCGCGGCACTTCCGCCTGCGGCTGTCGACGGCGACGACCGCCGGCACGACGACGCTGCGGTTAGCGGGGTTCGCCGTGCCGATCGGTCCGCAGGTGTCGCAGCCAGTCGCGGGCACGTTGGCGGTGTCGAGCATCTCGACCTCGGTCGTGCCCGGCACGGCGGCGACCAACCTCGGCAAGGCGCGCGACTCGGCGATCGGCGCGACGGATACGGGCGTTGCCATCCTCGGCGTGCGCCGCGATGCGCCGACGGCCGAGACGCCGGTTGCGGGCGACTACGTCGTGCCGCAGGTGAGCCAGCAGGGCGCGCAGTATGTGCATCCGACGTTCAGCGGGTCGGCTGGCGCGACGCCCACCCAGATCATCGGCGCGGCGACCACGAACGCGACCAGCGTGAAGGCGTCGGCGGGCGTGCTGACTGCGCTCGCTGCGGTCAACAACTCGGCGTCCTGGCGCTATCTGAAGTTCCACAACGTGTCGGCCGCGCCGACCCCCGGCTCGGGCGTCGTGCAGACCTACGGCATTCCGCCGGGCGGCGGCATCACGCTCAACTTCCCGAGCGGGAAGGGCTTTTCGACCGGAATCGGTGTCACAATCACGGGCGGCATTGCTGCGGCCGACACGACCGCGATCGGCGCGAACGAGGTCGCGGTGTCGCTCGACTTCCACTGAGGTATCAGCGAATGGAACTCACCCCCACCCAGCGCGCGACGCTCAAGACCGCGATCCAGGCCGAGCCGTCGCTTGCGACCGCGCTCGCGCAGGGCAACGATGTGGCGGTCGCGACCTGGTGCAATACGCCGAGCCCGTTCGTCGTCTGGCGCACGCGCGTCGAGGTGGACGAGATCATGGGCAACGGCTTTGTCTGGACTGAGATCGACAACCTCACGTCCGGCAAGGCTCGGATCTGGCAGTGGATGTCGCAGCTCGGCGCGATCAACCCGTCCCGGCAGAACGTGCGCCAGGGCTTGCGCGACTGCTTCGAGGCGGCCGCGCCGGGCACCTACGGCGATCGCGTGGCGGGGACCGGCGGCTTGCAGCCGCACCTGCGGCGCGCCGCGACGAACGCCGAGCGCGTGCTTGCGACCGGCACCGGCACGACCGCGCAGCCGGGCCTGATGACCGTCGAGGGCACGGTGTCGCTCGGCGACGTGTCGCAGATCCTGAGGGGCTGAGATGGCGGGTGAAGCGCAGCGCGTCTACGGCACGCAGATCACGCTCGAAGCGAACGGCGCGTCGATCGCGAACAACGCGATTGGGCAAGCCGACGACGCAAACGTCGACCTGTCCGACGACACGCCCGCCGACTCGTTCGACGGCGAGTTCGCGCTGACCGTGAACTACTCGGTCGCGCCGACGGCCGGCACGTCGATCTCGCTCATCCTGCGCCCGCTCGACATTGACGGCACGACGGACGCGCCCGCACCGACGGCGACGTACCTCAACGAGTTCTTCGGGTCGTTCTTGCCGAATGCGGCGACCGGCTCGCAAACGCTGCGGTGCTTCGCGACCGACGTGCCGCGCGAGTTCGCGGCGTACCTGTACAACAACGCAACCGGCCAGACGATCCCGGCGGCGTGGGTGCTGAAGTTCACGCCGGTGACGTACAAGCCGGCGGCCTGACGGGGTA